CTCAAAAATTACGCCCAAAAAATTTCCCCCAAACCTCGTTTGAGTTACTATTTATACCAAAAGGTATAAACTTGTGAAACTTACAGAACACGAACAAAAGCTATTTAATAAACAAATACAAGCTTACCAAAATATGATAAAATATTTCGAACAGCAAATTGCTAAGCTAGCAGCAAAGCTGCCGCAAGAACGATGTTGCTTCGAAAATAACCGAAAGAGGCTCCCAGTAATCAAATGAAACTTACGAAACAAACATTGTATAAGCTAATACAAGAAGAGCTGCTAAATGAAGCGGCAAAAGGAATACAAGACATTCCAGAAGGCGCTCACGTTGTTTGCACCACCCTTAAGAATAACAACGGGTTTGTAATGTCACTAAAAGAAGAAGGTGCCTCTAAATTCGGGGGTATTGGTTGGATTCAATTCGAAAACATTCCCAATAAATTTGGAAACTGCTCGGATGGGATGACAATTTCCATGTCATTGGCAGACCAAGGATGGGGACCGTTTCTTTATGACTTGGTTATGGAGAAAGCAACCATTGAAAGTGCCGGCATTATCCCCGATAGGACCACCGTCTCTGCTAAAGCAAGGAGTGTGTGGCAATATTACCTAGATAACCGCGAAGGCATTGTTATCAGGCAGCTTGATGACCTAAACGACTCATTCGAAAATGGACCCCAAGACGATTGTGCTCAAGTTTCGAGTCAACAACATCTTCAAATGAATTGGAAAAAATCGCCGTTGAGCAAAATATATTCAAAAACCCCAACAACAATCGAAGCCCTCAAAAAAATAGGAAAATGGAAGGAACAATGAAACTTACGAAACAAATATTGTTTGAAATAATTGAAGAGTCGCTCCTTACCGAACTATTCGATACATCGGATGTGTATGACTTTACTCTAAAGCAAAAGCAAGAAGAAGATGACTTTGCCGGTGCCATATATCATTTCGTTGCACAAAAAACTGCCGATAGTCAACCATATGAGTACACGGTCGAGATTCGCTGTTTCGAAGATAGCGATATGATGTGGGACGTTGACTTTCACACCAATGATACATATGCTTATGGACTAACCGGCGAAACGGACCTTAAGATATATGTGACCATTGCAGCGATTGTCAGACACTTTGCATTTGAAGTGCGTCCAACTTATTCCGATAAGTTCTCGCAAATAGAACAATTCTATGGCAGTGCTCAGCGAGAGTACCAAGGTGACCTACGTCGCGTTAGAATCTATGCGGGACTACTTAGGAAGATGGGTGGAATTAATATTGAAACCGTTATGAGTCAAATCACTTGGGATATCCCCGTTGTTTAACTATTTATCTACAATAAAGGAGAGTTTTGTCGGTAGATAGTAAATTTATGTAAAAATTTTTTAGGCGAAGACTTTAAAGGAGAAAAAACTATGAAAATAACAAGAGAAGAGTTGCAACAAATTATTCGAGAGGAACTCGAGGCTGTTCTAGATGAAAGCGCTTTTGGATCAAAGGTTGGAAGAAAACTTTCTCCCACCAAATATGACTATGATAAAAAAAATAAAGAGAAAAAAGAGAAAAATCTGAAATATAAGGGCGACGAATATGACGCCGACGATATCAATCAAAAAATAGCAGACAAGTTTGGTGGTAAATATAAAAAAGTAAAAAAAGAAGATGAAGAGTCTGAAGATGAAGACTCGTAAAATAAAAGATAATACGACATAGTTACTTTATAGGAGCTATTATGTTATTTTTTTTAAGTTTGCTTAGTTGCACACCAGACAAGGCGCCGGATAGTGCAGAACTGATTGATGAGGAGCCCAATCCAATATATTGGGAGGAATGCTCATACAAAGAAGACGAGCATATATGCAATTTTACATATGCAAACGCATTGGACACAACCACGACCCTATATGACTATTATGGGGAGATTGTTGTTATCGAATATTTTGTCGAATGGTGCAGGTATTGTCGTGAAGCAGCTGAGATGTCTTCAAGTTTTGTCGAAGAGGATGTTACCTTCCTCTCTGTTATGCTTGAAAACCAATACGGGATCACCCCAAACCAAGAGGATATCGAACGTTGGGCAAGTGCCTTCAGTTTACCTGAAGATGAGGTCTTACGAGCTGGGACGTACATATTAGATGGACTTGCTGAGGATGGTCCGGATATTACTAGTCTTCCTGGGTTTATTATCGTTGACGAGGACATGGTCATTCGGTACAAGATTCGTGGGTGGTCTCTGCAATTAATGCAACAAACGATTGCCGAACTGAAATCTGACTGATAGTTACTCTTGGAGGGGTTGCTTATGTTTGCATTATTATTTTTTATTCTTGGATGTTTCTCGGACCAAGGTTTTACTCATGAGGTTATCAAGGAGGTCGAAGTAGTAGTGTACGACACAGCATACGTCGAAGTTGAGGTAGAGGTCGAAGTTGAAGTCGAAGTTGAAGTTGAGGTGGAGGTTCCTGAACAGTATCCTCTCTGGGTGCAGGCCGTAGAACAGCCAAAACTGGCCAATGGTATCGATATTCTCTGGGTGGTGGACCCTTCGGGTTCTATGATAAATGATATGCCTAGAGTTGCCGATGGTGTGGCTCAAATGATGGCAGCTTTGCCAACCAACGTGTTCTGGAGGTTGGAGATATTACCAACCGATTATGTCGCGGCTTTAAATATGAGTTCTTTTCCTTTATTGCCCGGGGATTCCGATGTTGATGCTCAAAATCAAATGAACAATAATGTCTCAGGTCACCGTGAGGGTGGACTTGAAGCTGTTAAATTCTTTATGTCTCAAAATATTGACGCATATCAATGGCTAAGAAGCGATGCGGCCTTGTTGATAGTATTTGTTTCAGACGAAGATGATAGGAGTACTGGTTTTAATGCGACGGCATTTATCGATTGGATAAGATTGCGACGTGAAGTTGTATATGCAACCGCTATTGTTAATCAAGAAGTTGCTAATAGTGAGTGCCCCGGAACCTTCAATGCCAATGCGGATGTTGGTGATGAATATATGGATGTTGCAAACTATTTTGGAGGAGTCATTGTTGATATCTGTTCCGATGATTGGACAGCGGGAGTCGCACAGGCATCAAATCAGTTGCAGTTAATCGAAGAAATTAAACTTGATCACGTTCCTGTTTCTGATCAACATATTGAAGTTTTTGTTGACGGAGCAATATGGACCGATTGGACATTCGACATTGCTAGTAATGTTGTAATTTTTACTGTTATTCCACCAGAAGAATCTCTTATTGAAGTTGTATACAATTACCAATAGAATATACTATTTATTCCAGAGGAATAGAGTATGAAAATAAGAATAAAGAAAAAATTAAACGAAGGATCATTCACAGACCAACTCAATCAAATGATCGGCTCGGATGCAGATAGTATTACTGGTGATGAGACTCTTCCGCCAAAGGGTCCGAGAAGAAGAGCTCCTCCGCCACAGATGAAGATGAAAAAGAAATATGAAATTATTCTCGAAAAGAAGGGTTTCAATATTGAAAACATAGTTGAGCTCGGCAGTGGGATGTACGGTAGTGTCTTTAAGGTAATAAACCCTGAAGGAGATGAGGTCGCTGTTAAGGTAATGCATGAAGGTGGTATTGGTGATATGGCCATGAATAGAGAAATGGACAATTATCGAACAGTACAAGAAGCAAGAGAACAGAGTGAACTTGTTGCGAAACACTTTCCAAATGTTTTCTCCATGTTCGTAGAGGACAGATATGGTTTTATTGTTATGGAACTCTTAGCCAACAAAGGTGGGAGAATGAGTCTTGTACAAGATATCTTCCAAGGACGAGAAGGTTTGGTTGCTCCTACTGGTGATACAATCGAACAAGGTGTTTATAAGGACGTTCGAAGAAGAATGTATACTTATCTCACCAATGACAGGTCCAGAGATAAAATTATAGATAACCTTTTAGACGGAGCAGATGAAAATATTATAAAAAGAGTAAAGGATGAGTTGTCTCATTTACCTTATTTACAGTTACCTGCTTTTGAAGCTGGTAAGAACGATGAATTATATTATAAGATTCTCAATAGGATGAACGATGTGTTCCTATACACAGCAAGAGATGCTTTTCTAGATGGGTTCGGGGAGTTAAAGAAAGAATATGCTTCCAATCCCGGTCTCCTAGTGTTCATTATTAAGCTCATGGAGATCATTAGAGAAGAAGATATGATGTTTTATTACCAAAACAATATTGGAATAGCGATGTCTTGGTCTGATTTTCTTCGGAAAGGTTCTGCTATCGGAGTTCACAACCGACCAGAAGTGGCCAGAGTGGACCGTGGAGGCGCTGATCCGGAAGTAGGTGACGCAATAGGGGAGGCAGCTTCTATTCGTCAAGCCATTGAGGAGCTAGAGGCCATTACGGGGCTTGCTGGTAGAGATATGCATGAAGGAAATATCATGATTCGTGAATACACTGGTGATATTGTTATTGTTGATCTCGGATTGTTCAAACCTCGCTCTGAGGTTGTTGAAGAAAGAAAAAAGAAACGTAAAAAGCGTCGCAAGAAAAGAAGAACCCCTAGACGTGCGGTCTATTGGGGTGGATACGGATATCATGATCATAGTAATTACGGAGGAGACTTCGGTGGTGATGGTGGTGGTGGAGATGGTAAACGTGATGACAATAAGGAGAATATTATGAAGAAAACCATTAAAGTAAATGTTTTAAAAGAAAGGTGTGAAAAAGGATACAAAACTCACCCAACACAAAAAACAAAAGAGATGTATGGAAAAACATACAGAAACTGTATTAAAGCAGAAGAAGCACAAATAAATGAAGAAGAAGAAGAGATGGAAGAGGGAAAAATTTGTGATGCTGGTATCAGTTATGTTATTCGTACTGACCCCGGTGGTAAAGATATTAAGCGTGGTAAAGATACTGATGGAGATGGTAAGGGGGAACTAAAGAATTGGTCCGCAAGAGCTGCTCAAATTGCATCTAAATACTGTAAAGATCCCAACTATGGTAAAGGACGTGGTAAAGATGCTAAGAATGAAGAGTTGTCTCCCGAAGCAGAACAAGAATTAAAAGATATTGAGGCAGAACTTGGAAAAGCATCAAAAATGCACAAGAGTCAAAAAGTAAGAATCAAAAAAATCAGACAAAAACTTGACGAACGTAACAAAAACTGTGGTTGTGGTCAAGATCCTTGTAAAACTTATGGAATTCAAGAAAAAAAAGAGGGAGGCCTAAAGGCTTGGGAGAAAGAAAATTGGACTCACTCTGATGGAAGTCCTTGTGGTGATCCGAAAGGTGGTGGTGACGGCTCAGATAGTCGTTGTAAGCCGGCTTCTAAATGGAAAACCATGTCAAAAAGTGAAAAAGCAGCAGATAACAGAAAAAAAGCAGCAGGAACAAAGAAAGGAAAGCAATATGTAAAGTCCAATCACCCTGTCACTAAGTCTCATACTAAAAGAAATGAAAATCTGACCGAAGAAAAGCAGAAAGTTGTTAAAATTAAGATCAAACAAGAGCTTGATGAGAAGAAAAAGAAGCCATGTAAGAAAGCAAAAGGTAAAAGGTACGTAAAACGTGTTAATGGTAGGTGTAGATCGTTCGGACAAGCAGGCCAAGCAAAGGGTGGTGGTGATAGAATTCGCCCCGGTACCAAAAAAGGTGATGCCTACTGTGCTAGATCAGCCAAGATTAAAAAATGTAAGAACCCTCCTTGTGCAAATGACCTCTCTAGAAAGAAATGGAAGTGCCGTGGCTCTAAATCTATGAAAGAATAGAAGCCATTTCAATTCTTTTGATACTATTTATACTGTAATATCGGAGGTTTTATGAAAAATGGAGATTTTAATTGAATCATTAGCACAATATGGTCCGCTTGGGTTGTGGACAGCTTCTCTATTGTATGCTAATTACCAAACACGCAAAGATGCTAAGGCTGAAGAAAGGCTTTTGCAAGATAAAGTTATAGATAAGCTACATAAACAACATGCTATGTTGGAAAAAGCTTTAGAAAAACTAGATGCTGGTCTAATAACCATGCGTGAAAAGTATGCTGAAGAAAGAATAAGAAATTTACAGAATAATAATCAGTAATTTTAATAGATTATAAGAATTTATAATTTAATTATTAATATATTACATGATTATATTATAATCTTAATTAAAAGAAAATATATAAAAGAAAAAAGATTCAGAAATCATTTGACAAACCCTCCCAAGTATGTTATATTGTAATTGTTACAGTGGAATGGAACAAAAAACTATTTATAATATTATTATAACATGATTTAAGGAGGTTGTCAAGTGAAATATAAAAAAATATCTTTTGATTGGGACAATACGATAGCAATGAGTTACATGATCGACTCTGATGACGATTCAGAGTTACCAGTTTATAACTTTCAGGGCTACAATGAAGACCTAATTGAGAAAATTAAAGAATATCATGCTCAGGGAGTAGAATTATACATCGTTACTTCAAGAAAAAGGTCTCTTGAAGAGTATTATCCCGAAGATTCTGTAGAATATCAACTAAAAAGAATCAAAATGGAGCATATCTTCCCCTCAATAAGGGTTCACTTCACCGAAGGGGACCTAAAAGCGAAGACTTTGAGACAATTGGGTATTGATTTGCACCATGATGACAGTATGGAAGAGATATTGGAGTGCCAAAGGTATGGAATTGAAGTGATTTCGTCCTTAAGTAGCTATAAAGACTCAGATATCGTCACAAAAGGTATCATAACGGACCTCCACAACAGTATATTGCTACTAAAACGTACTGATGAAGGCACCAAATGGGACATTCCGGGCGGTCATATCAAGAATATTGAAGCCGAACGTGGTCTAAAGGGCCTAGCTGATGGTTATGAGCGTGAAGTAGCAGAGGAAACTGGTCTAATTGTGCCACAATCAAGACTAATTCACAAATATAAGCACACTTGGAAAGACGAAGATATGGATATGCACATATTATGGACAGATTATGCAGTTGAGGAGCCTCCTGTGGACCTTTTTGTGCAAGAATTTCAAGAGAATTCAGAGTTTGTATGGGTACAAGAGGAAGATTTGCACATATATACAGCTAATATGACCGAAGTAGCTATCATTGCGATCCAATTTTACCTTGATAATGTAAATAATCCGGAAATTATGGAGGGAAAATACCTCC